TAGAACATTTTGGTTTTAAAATAGAAATATAAGAATTTTTTAAATTAGTTATACCTGTATGTTCTTTAATAAGTTTTATCCAATTTGTAATACACTTTAAATTTTGACAAACAGGTGAAACTTGATAATCTTTAATAATATCAAAACTTTGCCAATAAGGATTATTAAGTTGTCTTGGTTTAAATAAATTATAACCATTTTTATAAAAAAATTTTATTTTTTGAACATCTGCTTTTAATATAGGTAAAGGTATTTGTTTACAATAAGTCATATTGGTTACGTCTCATTTTTAATTCTGGTAAAAAAGGCACTGCACTTGTCTCAAAACATTGAGGTTCTTTACCATCAACTGTAATAAGAATAACAATATTTTTAATTCCTGTTCCATATAACTCATTGTGCGCAACAGCATAAGCACAACATTGTATAAAGTAATCTTTAATTTGTTTTATATATTTAGTTTTTTTAGATGTTTTAAAATCTATAATAGAAGGAACATCATTCCACAAACCAACCATATCACACCTACCCGCATAACTATATTTATTACTCCATAATACTTGTTCTTGTCCCCAAATTTCTGTTACACCTGTTTCTGTAATTTTAAGTAAGTCTCTAGTCATTTGAATAACATCAGAAGATTCTTGTACCAAATCTTGCATTATGCTTTTATCATTAAAATAACGTTCAGCATATTCATGAACTAAAGTTCCACGATCAGTAGCTTCTTTTGATATGCGAGCAGCCTCTTCTTCTCCTACTTTATCTTTCCAAGCTTGTAACCAAGTATTATTAGCTGTTTTTCCTAAGATAGTAGTGATACTAGGATAATCTCCATCAGGAGTGTAATAAGTCCTACCAGAAGGTAAAGTATCAACACGCATATCATATGTGTAATCATATTTTTTATTATGTGTCCACATTAAAAAATTTGAACCTCATTTCTATAATCTTCTATAGAATTAACAATAGGTTTACCTTTTACATTTAAACTTGTATTAATTAGAATTGGATGATTGTGTGAAGTAGTAATTTCAAGTATTTTTCCTAAAAAACCATTTTTAGAAGAATTTACAAGCTGCAGTCTTGCAGTATCATCATGAGTTCTAAATAAATCGGTTTCAGAAAAAGCAATAAACATCATCTCATAAGATGGATAATAAATATCAAAATAATCTTCTGCTACAGAATCTAAACAAATAGGAGAATAAGGTCTCCAAGTATCATTAATTCTTTTTTTAATATTATTAAGTTTAGAAATATTTAATTCAGTAGGTAAGCACAAAATACTTCTATTACCTAAAGCACGTGGTCCAAACTCAGCTTTTCCATTTAAAACAGGAACTACTTCTCCTTGTATAATTTTATGGGCTATTTCTTCTGGATTCTGATTTAAAGAATCATTGTAACCAATATATGGTCCTTCCCATAATGGTCTTTCAATTAAAGCTGCTGCACCTAAAGCACATCCAGCATCACCGGCAGCAGGTTGAATTGCAATTTCTTTAAAACCAGTATATCTTATTAAATCGGTATTAGCAACACAATTTAAAGCTACTCCTCCTGCATAGGCTAACTTAGAGGAACCTGTTTCTGTATGTAACCAGTTTGCTAAATTTGTAAGACATTCTTGCAAAATATCCTGAGCACTTTTAGCTATATCCCAATCTAAGGTACCAATACCAATACCTCTTCTTAAATCTTGAAGTAAAGTATAATCTCCTAAATCAGTATGAATTAGTTTTTCTTTTGCATAATCAATCCACTTAGGCTCTCCATAAGCAGCGGCTGACATAACTTTTTCTTCATCACATAAAGGAGTAAATCCAAGAAAACGAGTTACAGTAGAATAAAATAGCCCTAAACTATTAGGGTATTCAAATCTTTTTAACCACGTAATTTTCTCATCTTCAAATATTCCTAAACTAGTAGAGTATTTACCTCCTACAGTATCAACTACCATAACAGCACATCTATCCCAATCAGTAGTACATATAGAACTCATTGCATGACAATCATGATGGTCAAAAAATTCTATATCAAACTTGCCAGGTAATGCTTTTTTGATTTCTCTTTTAATATTTTGTCGTTCAATAAAATCTCTTTTCTCATAAAAAGCGACAACATCTATTTTTTCTTTTTGATTTCTTAACCAACGGAAAGTATTAATAGGGAAATTGTTATCATATTTTTTTCTAGTAAATCTTTCTTCGTGAGATCCACCATGAATGAAACCATTGTCTAAATAAACAGCAGCAGAGTCATGATGATAAGCGCTAAATCCTATTATATTCATTAAAATACCTTTTATAAATGAGTTCTAAAGTTTTTTTATTCATTTTTTTATAGTTAGGACTATCAATAAAACTTACTATAGTCCATCGCCTATTATTAACCATTGGCTTAATTCTGTGAACCATAAAGCAAGGAAAAATAACAATACGACCAGGAATCGGATGTATGTGAGCCAGTAAGTTATTAGGAATTGGCGCACTAAATTCAGTTTGTTCAATTCTTTCTCCTAAAGGATTCCAGTCTCCTATTTCAAAAGGTTGTCCGTCAGTTAAATAAGTAAGCTGACTCCAATATCTACTAGGCCGGGGACAGCTAAGAACCCCATCAACATAATCCATATTATCAAAATGCCATTCATAACCTTCTCCTGGTTTTAGTAATATTGCCTTATAACCAGCAAAATCTGCATACCATTGATTACCAAAAAATTTTATATTCTTTTCACACTCTTTTACAATTTTAGAAGCGTTTTTAGCGATAGATTCATTAAAACCTATCTCTATTGCATCTGTCCATCTACTGTCAATGTAATCTTCCACCTGTTTTTGATTTCCTCTCGAAGTTTCATTGCAAAAATAGTATGTCCTACTTGATTAATATGTCCTCTACCATCAGAATAATTTTTTGCTAAATCTCTCATATACTCCCACCAAATACAAGAATTATCTTGTAAAATTTCATGTTCTAAAATATTTGGTCTGTAAATTGGAATTAGTATAAGATTATCAGAAGTAAAACCTTCTAAAGCTGCTTTAATAAATAAAGCATTAGTTCTCCAATACCACGGCATTCTAGTAAATTTTTTAAACCAAATATCACGAGTCATTTTACCCCAAATGTTACCTTCTCCCCAATCATATGGTATAAGATAATCACCATTTCCTTTTGGATCAGCACGATGATGGTGTCCAATCAACCAAATTACCTTAAAAGCCTTGACAAGTTTATTTTTTATGATATACTCTGATTGTACATCAAGAGTAATACCTGGATGTTCCCAACGATTATTTAGATTTAACAAGGTAAATGCAGGATTCGAAGCTTCAGCACTTGGTATCGACCAAGAATTTCCTACAACAAAAATATCATCAATGCTCATAATAGCTTGTGGAGATTCTTTTACACAAGGAGAAGGTCTTGATTATCAAGACCAAGTATATGCTCACTTACTAGCAAAAAAATTTAACGCAAAGATTATGAATCTTGCGCAAAGTGGTGCATCAGAATATCTTATTTTAAATCAAGTTGAAGAAGCTGTCAAGTTAAAACCTGATTTAATTGTGATAGGTCATACTAGTGAATATCGTTGGAAAGTTTGGGACTTTAGACGAAATCAATGGCAAGGATTTATTATAGCAAATCATATTGTAGAAAATGAAAAATATTACCGTAATTGGATACTTTCTGAACAAATTTTAGGAAATAAAAGAAAGCATGAAAAACAACATCAAGCTGCTTGGCACGCTGCTGGAATGTTGTATTTCTCTGATCAAAAAGTAGTTACGGAACTTTGGGAAGGAGCAGTAGCTAAACAAATATTACTTTGTAAAAGATTTGAAATAGAACATATACATTTATGTTGTTTTCCTCATCTTTATAATAATTTAAAAGCTTTAACTGATCATCATATTCCAATTCATTTTGATTTAGAAAAACATAAAGACCCTGCAAAAGATGGTTCTCATGCAGGGCCTAAATCACATCTAAAAGCAGCAGAATTAATTTGCAAACGTTTTAGTTTGTAACATTTCTCCAGCCATTTCTTGTTCCGTGTTAATAAAATCATAAAAGTGATTGACAGCAACCTCTTTGTGTTTAGCTTCTACTTCAAAGTCAGCATATTCAAGCATAGGAATTGCATTTGACATTAGTTCTTCGTCATGATACATTTCAGAGTGTGCATTAGGTTTCATCCAGTATTTTTCATTTTCAATTGGAAAAGATTGAGACTTATGAAATAGTGGTCGCACATCTTTCCAAGTTTTTACTGCTTCTTTAAAAAAATCATCGTTTACAGTAATATGTCTAACTTCGTCCCTAATTTTTCTGTTAACAACTTTACCACTTGAATTTTGGGTTTTTTCGTTGTGTCGCATCCGGTGACATGCGTAATGGTGTATGTCAAGGCATGTTCTTGTAGGGATTTTTGCTGCAAGTTCAAGTGTGTGTTCGATGTCATAACCGTTGGGCTTATCTTCGTTTTCAACTGAGAGAGTTCTTTGCGCGTAGTCTGAGAGATATTGGAAATTGCTTGCAAATCTCTTAATTCCATCAATATGTTTACCTCCGTATAATCCTTGTAAATGAATGTTCATGGTAAAGTCTTCAGCAGGTAATCCCATGAGTTTACCATATAATGCATGATACTCTAAATCTTTGATAGAATTCTCTACAACATTAGCTTTTGGACTACCTAAAACAGTGTACTGACCTGGATGCACTGAGAGACGTATTTCATGATATTTAGCTATTTCACCACATTTGTGGAGAGTTTCACATATCTCATCCCAAATCTCTTTGTACCAGTCTTGAGTGAAGTCCAAAGTATAACAAGGAAACATCTCAGAAGAAATACGAAAAGAACGAAGATTTCGAGGCTGTTTAGAAAAATAGTGCTCAAGTATAAGATAAAGTCTATGAACATTGTGTAAAGCTTTATCTTGAACACGTTTTTTACCTCCTTCTTTTAATGCATATGTTTTAGTAGTTGTTCCAAAATTAAATTGTTTTGCTAGTTTTTTATCATGAAACTGACAACATTGAGATAGTCGCCAGTCGCTCGATGTACTATTGAAATAAGACATTTTATTCACCAATAAACTTATTAATATAAAGAAATAAGAAAAAGAGCTTCACTAACATAAGGTATAAGTATGATAGATACCATAATGAGAATTAAAGCTAATAAGTATAGAATTATTTTTTCAATCATGTCACAGAATCAAGTAATTCATTAAATTCATTCCATTTTTCTTCTTCCTCAGCACGAGAATTTTTGCGCATTACATTTGCAACACGTCGAGCTACAGGAATCTCTATATTATATTCACCTTTAATATCTTTTAGCAAAGAAGAAATAGAATCTCTTGCTGTTTCTATTTGAATTAACAGATCAACAACTTTTTCAAATTCACGTTTTAGTTCATCGTTTGTTTGCGACATTATTTCCCTCAATAATTTTAAATGTTTCACGAATAACTTCTGGACGTCTACGAATAAGATTAGTTTTTTGTAATTCATCCATGACGTTTGTCCATAATTCAAAGCATTCATCAGTACAATCACTAAAACCATCTTCTTTTGAAAGTTCAGCAATTAACATTTTCTGATGAAGCAAATTAAAAGCACTTACTATATTAGCAGCACCTATTTCACGTGACCCCTCGAAGTCTCCCTCCGGTCGAGGAGTATATAGTTCAAAATGTGAGCTTTCCCATATACTACCGTCATCATCATCAAAAACATCAATTGGCATTGATGATAACACTTTATAAATTAATTTTTTAGCTTTTTCATGAGAAATATGCACGTTACCCTCCTATGTCACTACGTGACCCAGTCATCTCTATATGGAGTTACATAGAACCACATTAGAGATTTAGACACAGCTTTGACTAAGCTTTTATAAGATGAACAAAGCAAAGCATCTTCAAACTCACGTTTGAGTCGTAAATATGGATTTTTTAAATTAGTTACTGGAACAATTGATTTAACATCTAATTCACGATAATTCCAATGTTCGCAACGTGTAGAAAACGCTAGCGAAGAGTTTAAGTAAAGTTCTGTCTCAGAAAGTTTTGTTTCTAGCTCCTTCCAAAGATCAATATATAGTTTACCTTTTTCTTCATCAGAAATCTTAGAAATTGTAATTCTACGAAGATTTCTTACAAAATCACGAAATGGGTTTTTTGACGCCATCTTAAAACGCATGTTTTAACACCTCTAAAGTAGCACAGAAATTACAATTCTGCAAGTTGAAAATTAATTGATTTACTCTTCTTCATTTCCAATGATGTCATAGTCATCATCTGACATACATTTTGGAATCATTTTAGGAGGAACTCCGCCCCAAAATTCTTTTTCATCATAAAAACGATATTTTGTACGACGTCGCCACAAAGCATTAATTTCATCGGCAATTTCATCGTGTTTATCTAAAATCTCATAATCTTGAATAGACGCACCTTGAATAGCTTCAGCCATCCATTCATGGGCAAGCCAAGGAGACCAACGAGCAATATTTTTAGCTTCATCAAGAGTACGAGAACGTGTCCAAGGATTATAACCTTGAATTAACTTAGATTTTTCTGTCTTTTTAGGCATCGTAGTATTGTTCCTGTAAAGTTTTTTGCATTTCAATGTAAACTTCAATAATAAAACGACCAGCTAAAAACTCTCCCTGGTTTTCTTTTATATCATAGTATTCTATCATTAAGTTTTCAGCTTCTTCATTACTTTGATTTGCTATGTCTTGAAAGTATTCTTTAACAAAGGGTAATCTTGGTCGATTCATTATATTATATTCCTTTTTTTGTTAAAACGCAACATCATTTTTGCATTACATTGAGTTTTTTGTTGACAATACTTTTAATTTCTTTTATGATGTAAAGATGTACGCAACTGAAAAATACGTTAGATTTGAACTGAAAGAAATTCATCAACAAGTTCGTGAATTGGCTAATGATTTAGGTGGAGATATTCGATATCTCCAACAGGAAATTCATGATTTGAGTGAACGTATTCAGTTGATGGAAACAAATTTAGAAGAAATTGCCAACGAATTGAGAGAACGAAATGGCGCATAAAATAATTGGTATGGCATATTCCGACTCAGATAATTTATCATACATCAAAAATCAGCTCATTGCAATAAAAAACTTCTTTCCCGCAATGGAAACCGAGTTAAGTAATGAAAATAATTCACTTATCCAACGACACATTAATCCACGGTATCGTGATCGTTTACCCTTGTACATGATACTTAAAGATAATGCTTACATGACCCATAGACACGGAAAATTTTCCAACGAAGAAGTTATACAATGGTTACAATCTATACCTGCGCTTAATGCCTAAAGCTATACCCTGTATACCTCATAAACATAGGTTAAAAGCTCATAGAATAGAATACCTTAAATCTATAAATGAAGCTATGGATTACCCTTTTCAATCAGAAGATGGTAGAGATTCTTCTCCTATACATCAAAAATTAAAAGAACAATGTGTAAAATATACCGGTATAACCAATTGGTTATTTACTAATTGCTGTACTGATTCATTACAAATTGCATTTCAAGCTTTGTGTGATATAGGAGATACGGTAATAGTTCCTGCGTATGGTTGGAGAGCTATTGTAAATGCTCCAAGATTTATAGGTTGTAATGTACTATATTGTGATATAGATGAAACAGGTAATATAGATTTATCTTTACTTTCTACTATGATAAAAGAAAATAAACCAAAGGCTGTTCTTATTGTTCATAATTTTGGAACTGTTGTAAATATAGCAGAAATTAAAGATATATGCAAAGAAAATAAAACATATATTATTGAGGATGCTGCACCTTCTTTTACTATGAATGAGCCTTATAAATATAAATTAGGTTCTATTTCAGATATAGTATGTTTTTCATTTGATTTTACTAAATCTCCAGGTACTCTTGGCGCAGGCGGAGCAATAGCTACAAATAATCTTAATATATATGATAAGTTAAAAATTATTTGTTCTCATAACTGTGTTGAATCAAGTATAGGAACTAAATCATATCTAGATACTATTGCAGCAGCAGTAGTAAGTAAAGATATGGAGTTAATAGAGCAACACTCCTATCGTAAGAAAAAACTTGAAATTGCTACTTTCTATCTTAACAATCTTCCCTATAAAACATTGCTTGGAGAAAATTACATATTTCATCGTTTTATACTTTTACCAGAAAAAGATGAAAAACAAAGTCTACTTAAAAAACTTAATTCACAGAAGAT